GCATTTATTATATAGCGATCCGCTGACATCTTATCCATGTCGGGATCTTCATTACAAAAAACAATAACGTGAGGGGTTTTTCGCAATATTTTCATCTTTGAATCATACTTAGGAGAAAGAACCATTCTGTCCTTCAAGTTCTCTAAGAAACCGTAATTAAGGAACTGCATAGAACCACGAGGGACATTAAATAGAAACACAGATGTGTTTATTTCGACGCAGTGTGCGAGGTCGTCTCGCTTTCCTGGTCCGAGGACTTGGACTCCATCGATTCGTCCGACCAGGTATCCACAGAACCAAGACTTTCCGAATCCTCCGTCTCGGTCGACGATGAATTCAACTGTCCGATCATCAGCATCTTCTTGCAGGCGACCATACAAGGCTGCTTGCCAGGGGCGAAGTTCTCCTTGCCGAAGGGGAGTGGACTGGCAAAGCTCAGAAGCGATCCGGCGGCAAGAGACTGCGTACCGTCCAAAGAGGGAAGGGAACTGTTCAATGATTTCCCTGTCGGTAGGTTGGGCATCGAGATGTCTAGCCCAATCACAGAATCTTTCCCAATCGGTTCTTCGACCCCTTTGGTCACAATTAGGAACGTCGCCAAACTCGACATAATCTCCGTCTTTACGGCAGTAACGGATGCCTTGTTCCGCAGATCCTCGCGCACGTTCCAAATGGCACGGTGGCAACAACGCTTGCAGACAGGCAAAGGACTGTCGTGCATGACATCTAACAAAGCATTGTAGATGGGTTTGTCCTGTTGTGGGAGCAACTTCTCTTCCAGCAACAATGTACGCGACCCGAGGGTCTTCACTGACGAGCGACAGATGCAGCAAAAACTCGTCTTCATTTTCAGGCGTTGTTTGAACAGTGAAATGCCAATTTTGTGAGTTTGGCATTTTGTGTAGGAGGGAAGGGAAGAGGTGTTCGAGGTAATAGTAGGCTCGAACACCGGGTACCTTTTCCTGGAGCGTCCAGGAACTTCCATATTATTCAATGGCGAGTGCCATTGTTCCTTACGCTTCCTACCTCGCAAGACCGGGCTTGCGATTGGCTGCTAACCCCGGCGCTTACGTTAAATACGCACCGTACGTAAAGGCAGCAGCAAGGACTATCTGGCGAGCTTACAAGATGTACCGCTCGCGAAGAGTTAAGAGAGCACGTGCTCCCATGCAAATGTCTGCATATGGGACACGCAAACGACCGTTAAAAAGACGTCGTAAGAACATGCCCAAGATGGGGCGTAAATACGTTGGAGAACCCATAGGAAGTTCCACAGCAAAGAGTAACTTCTCAAGATGGGTGGACACCACTTCGTTCGCCACAAGAGCTTTGCAATTTCATGTGATAAACACAACGTCACAAGGGACTGGCATTAATCAACGTGAACGCACTATGATTAATTGGAGAGGGACAAGAATCTGCATGTTTTTCAGGAACACAGGCAACACCAATCCACTTAACCTTAATATTGCTGTTGTAGCTCCAAAGAGCACAGGGGCCGGGAACGTCCCAAACGCAACAGAGTTTTTCAGAGGAGATGTGGGAACCAGAGCGATCGACTTCGGTGTGACATTGTCCGCGAATGAATTTCGCTGCCGTCCAATCAACTCCGACGAATACAATATACTCCGTCACAAGCGCTACACTCTAGCGCAAACAGCACCATCTGGTAGTTCATGGAATAACGGGAGCATGAGGAATTACATCCAAATCAAGTGGTTCATCAAGGCCAAAAGACAAATCCGATACAGTGCCAGCGATGGAAACACACCAACGGAAGGTTCATGTTTCCTGGTATACTGGGCTGATTTTGTTGGATCCCCAAGTGGATCACCACAAGTCGCGGGAGTTGTTAGCACAAACATCGACACTACCGTGTACTTCCGTGACCCCCGCAATTAGTCGCGACTACGGGCCCCCGCTACCGCGGGGCCCCCAGGGCCCTTCGTCGCGAAGGATCCCCCCCACTCCCCTAACCACAGGTTTTTATGTTTATAGCAGGGGCTAACCCTAACCTGATAGTTACGACAATGCATTTATTATATAGCGATCCGCTGACATCTTATCCATGTCGGGATCTTCATTACAAAAAACAATAACGTGAGGGGTTTTTCGCAATATTTTCATCTTTGAATCATACTTAGGAGAAAGAACCATTCTGTCCTTCAAGTTCTCTAAGAAACCGTAATTAAGGAAC